ATATTCTTATTAATTCTTATTTGAACTTCATTGTTACCTGGGGAGTTTAGGATCTCCGGCGGAATAAAATCCTTTCACCAAAAGAGTGATAAAGCAACATTAGTGATTGTATAAGTTATTGAAGAGTGAGTTAACATCTATAATTTCTTACCATTTATGAGGTATAGAGATTTTATGTCTGATAATGATCTTTATGGTTGATTTCAAAAGAGATTGAGTCTCATGCAGAATGAATTCGTTTTCATTCTATAAGCAGTGAGAGATTTTGTTGTATCAAATCTTATTATTCATTATAAGCATCGTGACATAGGGTTTCAGTAACAATATCACCAATCTTAACTGGGTCTCTTATACCACTGTGCCACTTGTGAAACTGGCACACTCAACGGGCACAGACCCCAAAATGTGGTATTCTAGAGGGGTGGAGGGACGCCCCCGACACGTTCAATCTACTAAACTAACCTAAAAAGAAACTTCAATGACTAACGAATTCAACCGCGACCTGATGCTTGCTATGCTCCGCAAGGGTAGCACTGGCAATGAGATGCTTAACATCCTGAATGCAATTGCCCCTGATAACGATGTAGAGGCAGTTGTGAGTGCAGAGGATGCCGAACTGGTGACTGTCTGAATACACTCTCGGAGCATTACGGGGCGTAATGCTTAATAGAGACCACCCCAAAAAATGGTTATCGTCCGGGTTCGTTTATTTCATACGGGGAGAGGGTTCGTTATTAAGTGCAAACAGTGCTAGTTCACTTCGTGGTAATCAGCACTGTTTGCATACTTACTTCGTTCACTTCGTCCTGCTGAGTGATGCCAACTTCGTTGTGATTGTAGGCAGTTCTTTATATCAAACTCGGGATACGGGGGGAGGGTAGTGTATTATTTACAAACAGTGTTATTTAATTCGTTATTTTGGCACTTCGTGTATGACAGATTGAACTTCGTGAATAAGCTCATACCCTAGGGGGGTTATGTATTTGTATCTCTCAGGCAGTTGTTGAGTTTCATACATTTAGCCTTCAGTATAACTCACTGGTACTTCGTGCAATGTATCATAAATTGTAGAAAGTACTTCGTTTATCAGTTATATCGTAACTCATAAAGCTTCGTGTATCACTTATATTGATTCGGGTATTCCTCATACCCCAGGGGGGTGGGGTATTATAATCACTCAGCGGTGTCTATGAGCTTCTACAAACCCACTTCGTGATTCTTTATATTGTGGGATCAAGAGTTTCGTTTATTTCATACCCCAGGGGGGTGGTGATATACTTATATTCTAGTTGTGATTATAAAGAATAAACGAATACTTCGTGTTAATTATTACTTCGTGATTGCGATTGACAGTATAACGAATAGGCAGTTATTTTATGTTGGTTTGTGTTGTTTATGTAAACCGTTGCCCGTATATAATCTTAGGAGTCCCATAATTCGAAAAGGCTGTGGCTAAGGCACCTTTAAAGTATACGTCATCTAAAAAATTTTCGCGGAAAAATTTTAGAGTTCTCTAAACCTTTTGTATAAATTAATATATAAGAATAAATCAAAGTAAAATATCAATGGAATTAAATTTAGATAATCTGGAAAAAGATTTACTTATAGAAACTTTAGAGTTTAGGTTAGATTTAGATGAAGATCTAATTATCAAAGAAACTTTAAAGGAGGAGCTTCAAGAACTTCTTCGAAAAGTAGAGGAAGGTGATGAATACTTTTAATATTTTAGTAGATGGTAAGGATATAATCACTGAGATCACCTCAGATAAGTTAGAAGGAACATTAAAAATTGTTCGTGGTTTAGTTTGGACTTCTGGGGGTTCTGATATGAATATTCAAGTTAAAAAAAATAACTTGAAAGAAAATCAATATTAATGTAGAATAGATACTTCATAGTCTAAGATTGACTTGAAAAAAATTTTAATTTGGAGTTAAATGAGTTATGAGTAAAGGATTTAAAGTAAAAGCAAAAGTTCCAGAACAAGTATTAGAAGAAGGGAAGATTGATATTCAAAAAGCCCGAGAGATGATAAAGGGAAAATCTGTAGTATTCTGTATGCCAGGTCGCGGATGTTCTTATGTGTTTCTCAAAAATTTTGTGCAGCTTTGTTTTGAATTAGTTCAGAACGGAGCAAGTATTCAGATTTCACAAGATTATAGTTCTGTTGTAAATTTTGCACGATGTAAATGTTTAGGTGCAAATGTTCTTCGTGGGCCAAATCAAGTTCCATGGGATGGAAAAATTAATTATGATTATCAACTATGGATTGATAGTGATATTGTATTTGGTGCAGAACAATTCTATCGTTTAATTCTAATGGATCAAGATATTGCTGCTGGGTGGTATCTTACAGAAGATGGAAAGACTACTTCTTGCGCTCATTGGTTAACAGGAGAAGAATTTAAGACTAATGGTGGAGTCATGAATCATGAAAAAATTGATACCATTACGAAACGTAAGAAGCCATTCACAGTAGATTATACTGGATTTGGATGGACTTTAATTAAAAAAGGAGTATTCGAACATTCAGAAATAAAGTATCCATGGTTTCCAATTAAACTTCAAGAATTTAATGAAGGTGAGATTGTAGATTTCTGTGGAGAAGATGTTGGTTTTTGTTTAGATGCAATTGCAGCAGGATTTGAGATTTGGGTAGATCCTCTATGCAGAGTAGGTCATGAAAAAACTCGGGTTCTTTAATCTAGAGAACTAATTTGACAATTCTCCCAGTTTTTGGTAAAATATTCTGGGAGAAACGTTCAAATTTATTTTCTCAATTTTATATTATGATCTTTAGTCTTTATGATCTTTAGTCTTTATGATCTTTAGTCTTTATGATCTTTAGTCTTTATGATCTTTAGTCTTTATGATCTTTAGTCTTTATGATCCGTTTTTAGTATCTTACACTCAAAAAATTTTAAAATATTATGGCATTAAATAGAAAAACCATGAAAATTGAACCCAATCCTAAAAATACTAGGCAAGGGCAAGGACGTAATACCAAATATGCTGCTACTAGTAGAAATGCTGGCAAAAAAGTATATCGCGGACAAGGAAAATCATAATCTTCCAACATTTAAGTTTAAAATAATTAAAAAACTAATCAAAAGTGTCTATTTTAGACACTTTTTTATTGAATAAATATAAAGTTCTAGAAAAATAGGAGTTTTATGTAATTGGAAAAGTTTTCTATGGGTAAGCATCTACTATTAGAGGTATTTAACGTACAACATGACCGATTAAATACGTTAGAACCACTTTTGGAGGTTATGGTACGAGGAATATCACTTGCAGGAATGACAATATTAAATATTTCTACTCATTGTTTTGAACCACAAGGGCTAACTGTTGTGTTTACACTTTCAGAAAGTCACGTTTCACTTCATTCTTGGCCGGAAAAAGGATGTGCTGCAATAGATGTATATACCTGTGGCGAAGGAGATCCTAAAATTGTAGTTGAAGAACTCATAAATTACTTTCAATCAACAGAATATCAAATTCGAGAGATTGATAGATAGATAGAAATAGGAGATAGTAACCTCCTTATAAAAGTTCTGTTTTATTCACTAAAACAGGAGCTAAAATGTCAAATTCAATCACAGATAGAGATACTAATTATATGAAAGAGATGTGGGGAACTACAAAACTTGTTACAGATTATGAATTATCTAATAAAAAAGTCATACAAGAAGTAATGTATGACCCAGCAAAGAAAAGTAAATTAAATCAACAAGATATTTTCGAAAATTATGATGAAAATGATTTTGAATATGGGGTAGAACCTACATATAAATTAAATACCGGACAAAAAGTTCTATAAATAATAGAGTAAATCCTATTATTATTAATGGTTCTACAGATTTCTAGGGCATTTCGAGATATTAGTCTATCTTTTACTAAAAATCCCGTCACAAATGATATTATTCCTCTTCGTAATGAAGATGCAATAAAAAGAGCTGTGGTAAATTTAGTTAGAACTAGAGTTGGAGAAAGGTTTTTTAATAGTTTATTGGGAACTAATGTTGAAAAAACATTGTTTGAGTTAAATCTACCAGAAAATATATCATATCTTCAGGATGAAATTAAAATAACACTAGAAAATTTTGAACCTAGAATACGAGTAGATACTATTTTGGTAGATAGTGAGTTGGATAGCAATGAATTAAATGTAAGAATTGTCTATGATATTCTAGGATTACCCATTCCTCAACAAAATATAGAATTCATATTAGTCCCTGCAAGAATATAAATGTCGTTTAGTCAGTTTACTAACTTAGATTTTAAATCTATTCGCTCTCAGATTAAGGATTACCTGAGAGCGAATAGCAATTTTACTGACTTTGATTTTGAAGGGTCAAATTTTTCAATATTAATTGATATCTTAGCATATAATTCTTATATAACAGCCTTCAATACTAATATGGCTGTTAATGAGGCATTTATTGATAGTGCAACATTACGAGAAAATGTTGTATCTTTAGCAAAAAATATTGGATATGTTCCTAGATCTAAACGGGCGGCTAGAGCAAAGATTAGTTTTTTTGTTGATACATCTGGATTAAATTCCAGAACTGTAACTATAAGGCCTGGAGTTGTTGCATTAGGAGCCCTAGAAGGAGGTAGTTATATTTTTTCAATAACAAAACCTGTTACTAAAAATGTCGATAATAATGGAATTGCATATTTTAACAATGTAGACATATTTGAAGGAATATTTTTAACTAAAAATTATCAATATAACGATTCCCAACCAAATCAAAAATTTATTATACCAAATCCAAATGTAGATACTTCTACAATTAGAGTTCGAGTATTTTCTACTACTAATGAGGAATATAATGCATATACTAATATATTTGATGTAGATAAAGATTCTAAATTATTTTTACTTCAAGAAATAGAGGACGAAAAATACCAAATAATTTTTGGCGATGGTATATTTGGAAAAAAACCTCTAGGTGGAAGTTCCATTAACATCTCATATGTAGTAACAAATGGAAAATTTGGAAATGGTGCTTCGGGATTTACTTTTTCTGGAGTTTTAGTTGACAATAATGAAAATACTATAACTAAAGGAATTTCATTATTGACTACAGTACAACCCGCAGAAAATGGAGATGATATTGAAAGTATAGAAAGTATAAAATACTTAGCTCCACGAGTATATTCTTCACAATATCGAGCTGTTACTGCAAATGATTATAAGGGATTAATTCCATACATATATCCAAATGTAGAGAGTGTAATTGCATATGGTGGAGAAGAAACAACTCCCCCAGAGTATGGAAAAGTTTTTATTTCAATTAAACCTAGAAATGGATCTTTCATATCACAAATCACCAAAGACGATATAAAAAGAAAGTTGAAGCAATATTCTATTGCAGGAATAAAACCAGAAATAATAGATTTAAAATACTTATTCATTGAACTTGATATTAATGTATATTATAATTCATCTTTAATTTCTTCTATAGATGATTTAAAAACACAAGTGATGAATACATTATTAAAATATTCAAATACATCGGAAGTAAATAATTTTGCAGGTAGATTTAAATATAGTAAAATTATAGGACTTGTTGACGAAACTAATAATGCTATTACTTCAAATATAACTAAAGTAAAAATGCGAAGAGATTTGCAGCCCATATTCAATAAATTAGCTTCATATGAAATTTGCTTTGGAAATGAGTTTCATATTAGAAAAAGAAATTTTTCCGATAATAGAGGTTATAATATTAAGTCTAGTGGATTTACTATATCTGGGGTGGAAAATTTAATATACCTGAGTGATGTTCCAATAACTGATGACATTGGAACTATATTCTTTTTTAGATTCGAACAAAATATTCCATTCATAGTCAGTAAGAATGCGGGTAGAGTGCAGTATAAAAAAGGAGAAATTTTACTAAACCCAGTGGTGATAACGTCTACAGAAAAGCCAAATGGAATTGAGATTCAGGCAGTTCCAGAATCAAACGATATAGTTGCTCTTCGGGATTTATATCTGTCATTAAGTATTGAAAATACTTTGGTAAATATAATAGAAGATAGTATTAGTTCTGGAGAAGAATTGTCTGGGTCTAACTACACTGTTACATCAAGTTATACCAACGGTAAGTTTACAAGATAAATGACTGAAACCAACAAATTAACAATACAGAATTTTATTGAAACTCAAATACCAGAGTTTTTAAATGAGGATAATCCACTATTTAAAGAATTTTTAGAACAATATTATATCTCGATAGAGCATCAGACTGGATCTGTAGATTTAGCAAATAATTTACTAGAGTATAAGAGTATAGAAAATTTTAATAATGAAACTTTCTATACTCAATTAAATCCTTGCATATTGACAGAAGATTTTCAAATATTTAATACTACATTAAATGTAAATCATACAATAGGATTTCCTACTAAGTATGGGATACTAAAAATTGATAATGAAATTATCACATATATTTCAAAAACCGAAACCTCATTTGTGGGATGTGTTCGTGGATTTAGTGGAATTGATGGCATATCCAATAAAACTTCATATTCTGAGTTTAATTTTAAATCTAGTGAATCTGAATTTCATTCCACAAATTCAACAGTAGAGAACTTAAATATTAAATTTTTCGAAGAACTATTCCGAAAATTTAAATATCAATTTATACCTGGATTTGAAAATAGAGCGTTTACAGAGAATATAGATTTACAAAGTATTTTGTTTAGGGCCAAAGACTTCTATACTACAAAAGGTACGGACACATCATATAAAATACTCTTTAAAATTTTATTTAATGAAGAAATTGATTTAATAAAACCTCAAGATTATATGTTGAGGCCATCAGACAATAAGTATTTTATAACTCGTAATATTCTTGTAGAAAAAATATCGGGAGAGTTGGA